CCCCTTAGTGCCGTCTCGATACACAACGCCGACCCGAGTCGCGTTTTGCCCCATCGCCGACCGCAAGCCAAAACCTTAAAGCGTGCGCCATGCCGTTCAACTTGCGCTTGACCATCATGTAGACTCGGTAACTGGACTCTGATCGTTGTCATCCCAACTCAAGGCGATCTCAACTTCGCCGTTTACACTGATATTGCTCTGTGTGCCAAGCCCAACCCGGTCGAGGATAGCTTCCGCTGCTCTAACTCGGTATGCTCGGTCATGGAGTGATTTCTTGAGCGCTTCCGCCGCGTCAATCGCTGACTCTGAAAGAACCATGCCCGCTGCCTTGACCTGTTCGGTCAGTAGCTCCTCAACACACCATTCCAAGTCTTCCAAATTACCCCACCGATAGATTGACGTGTGATGAACTTGTGCAATCCGGCATGATTCTTTCTTGTTGTGCGTCAGCCGTGCGATCGTATACCGTTTTTGCTCGATTGTCGCACTTGCCAATACCTCATCTATGGTCATTTTCTTCTTTTTCCTTAACCAGATCCCACCACGTCTTCATGTTGATCCCCTGTGTAGCAATCCCACAAAGCCGGTGAATTTTCTCCTCAATCGCCCCGAGCCGATTTTGCAGACGCTCGGCCTCTGCCTGGATCTGGTCTGTACTCTGCTGTGCGCGTCCTATCAGAGTTCGTGTGTCCCGCGCGATCTCGGCCAGCTCCTGAGGGATGCGCTGCATAAGCTCAAGCAAGTATTCTCGTGTTGCAGCGTTAGCTTGCCGTTTCATCTGCCCCCTGTTCGATCTCTGCGATCAAGTCTTGAAATCCCCGATCGTCCCGAAAGTAGAGTTTCGCAAGCACATAGCCCACCGCGCCAAATGTGCGGTTTGTTTCTCTCAGAATCTCACAAAGTTCCGCGTCTCGATGATCCTGGCGGTCAACCGTGAGCCTGGCGATTCCTGCATAGTCCTGCATAGTTTCGATTGCTTGGTTCGTTACCTCACGTGTGGCTGCAAACTGCTCGGTCAGCTGTTGCGCCGTCGATCGCCGTTCCGCGCGTTCGGTATCGTAAAGCTCAAGGAACCGCTCGACAAGCGACCGTGAATACTGGCTATTCTCTAGCAGTTTCTCCCGCGCCTGTTCGTCGAAGGTCGCTTCCGCGCGTCGTTCAGATTCTGTCAACGCCGACCGTCTAGTGATCAGGGCAAAGATTCTTTTGCGCTCCAAGTACACAATCAGCGTAAGGACGGCTACGATGGTCCACGGCCCTGGGTTCTGTAGCAGCGTTGACAGATCCACGACATTAGTGCTTGGGATGGTGCGCTACTTGTGGCGGAATTTTGGCGGGCCGAAACTGCACAGCCATATCATAGAGCCCACACGCCGACAAGGCCACGACCGCACATCCCAGTCCCCCGAACACGACCGCGATCCACGGGACGGCCACAAGTGGGATCAGTCCTGACTCTATCGCAAAGGCCAGCATCCCGAACAGATCGCCCAAGGCGAACGCCTCGACGATCAACCACTTGCCGACCACGCCCAGCTTTTTGGAGAATTCGACCAGGCCAATGATCAGCGGAATCAGCAACACCCCGCCGATGGCCAACGATTGAAAATCAAATCCGAGATCCATGATTTCCTCCCATGACAACAAAAAAGCACAGGGTTATTCCTGTGCATAGTATATAGGGTAGAATATCCCTAGGTTATAGGTATCCCTGAGTCGGGATTCCGTTGATTCAAGCCGGGTACGGCGCACACGATACGGGTAACGCTGAAGTGTTTCAATCCCTGAGTCGGGATTCCTTCCCATCCTACCAAGAGAGATCCCCCCAGCCTTGGGATATGCCTATGGCGTCGAAACCTGCGAGAAGTCAACATGCCAGACCCCACTTTCATCCTGTCGGATCTCCGGCATGACCCTTTGCAATAGAATCATGGCCCTGTACGCCGAGTCCCACTTGCGGACCCCCATTAAATCCGCCACGTCACACGTCCGCATGCCCTCGCCGGCAAACAAATGACGGATAATCAAGCCACCCTTTTGAATACCAGTCCACTCCCCTAACCTGGCTCTATCTCGCATGCGCGCGCGCCTCATGTTGCTGAAAGGGATATACTCGCTACTCATTGCAATACTCCTGCATAGCGCCTATCGTATTCGCTCTCGTTGACCACAGTCGCATGGGTACTGAGTCCGTACCACCAAACAAAGGGCTCGGGGACGTCGGCCACGATCGGGATGCAATCCGCCCCCTCTTGCACACAGTAAGCCCCGAATGGTCCCGAGTCCAATGCCCTGAATCGGTGCACCTGCCTGTCATCTGTGTAGACAGCGATCACGTCCCCACACTGGCCGCCGTATGTCCCAAAGTCCCAGGCGATCCACGTGTACACCGGATCACGGTCAAAGTACAGCGGGTTGTCAAATGTCGAACAGTACAGCGGTTGATCGTAGTAAATCCCGCCGTACCAGGTGACCACACCTACCAAGATAATCGTTGCCATGTTGGGCTCCCGTGTTAGGATTGACGTTGCTTTCTCAGAATCTGGTCAACGTCCCTGTGATACTCCCGGATCACGACCCCGCGTCGCTTGAACCATGACCTTTGGCGTTGCCAGAAGTAGACTGGTATACCCAGGGCGATGGTAACACCGACGATCACAGTTGTGTATCTGATCCACATAGTACCCTCCTAATCATCTACTCTTTCAGTATCCTCGCACGGATCGACTTGGTTTCATAGTCCAAGCTCCGATAGCTTCTCTTTGGCCCGCTCGACCTGGCCCGAGTCCCCTGACTCTGATACTGTGCTCATGACCGCCCCCGACCGTAACAGGTCCCGGATTTCTGCGATGCTGGCCTGCAGCTCGGCCAGCCCTACGCCGCTGCTGAGGTACTCCCGGATCGCCAGTCGGATCAATGCGCTACGTTCGCCTGAAGGCATGCTTTCAAGCCACATGGCGATCTGAGAATCACGCTCGGGGTCATAGCTGAACGTCACCCGTTTGCACATTACCACTGTCCTTCCGCTGATAGATACATTGCAAACTTGTAGAACCCGCGCGCGTTTGCATACACTGGCTTGTCACTCACAACCGCTTGCCGGAACGCGGCACGAATATGACGGCCCCACAGGTGAGCCCCGCCGCCGCAAACGATCACCCGCCGAAATGTGGCTGCCCCACTGCCCCAGTACTGGCTTGCAGTATCCACGATCTCCTGGCCAATCTCGGCGATGATCGGGTTGACCACCGGCCCGAGATCTATCGGCTCGCCTGCATCGTACAACTCACCCGAGACAACTGCTTTCATGATTTGATGATCACGCATCCGAGATAGACCAGGATGCGCATTGTCCAGGTACTGACGGACGGCCCTGCAGACATCCCATGCGCCCTTGTCGGTGCCCTTCGATTCATCCGGGATATCTGACAGACCATCGACCGATAGATAGTTGACCGTTCGCCCGCCAATGTCTAACACAGCCACCCTGGAGTCAACGAGCGATGGATCAGCCACATTGCCCCGTTCGTCGAGCAGCAGGTCAAGCACAGCGCCCCAGGCTTGAGGTACGACCCGAACGCCGATCACCTTGACCACCTGCGCGTATCGCCCCTGACGTGTGAAGGAATGCGTGCCTGTGAGCCTGTCGATGACCGTCTGTTTATCGCGCTGGTAATCGGCGATGGGCAGCCCGGTAACCAGGTTTACGGTTGTCTGTGTGGCCCTGGTCAATTCGCTGTATGCACCCAAGAAATAGATCAGCCACTCGGGGGAATTGATCCACGTTGCCGTCTCTTTCCTGGCCCCGCGCGTCCCTTTTTTGACCGCTTCCTCACCCAGCAGGTATGCCCCACCCGGGCCGTCTACGATAATGGTGCTATGACCGTTCAGTGAGAAAAGACTCTCCCGAGGCCTCACAGCAAACGACGGAAACATACAGCGCCGATCGTCTGCAACCGCCTTGATGGAACTGAAGCCGCCGTCATATCCGATGTTCATGGTTAACCCTCAATTCCCGCGCGTGATAGCATTTCTTCGCCCGCGTGCTGTACACATAGACGAAATAGTAGTTTTGCTCATTGGCAAAATCACCATTCCCCGCGTGCGAAATGACCACCCCCCGTTTTTCCGTTTTTCTGATCACTACCTGATCGCCAATGTGCAGTTTCATGTTATCCTCCCTGCCAGTATTACCCAGTATGAACGAACCGCCCCTGCCAGTATTACCCAGTATGAACGAACCGCCCGCCTGGCAGCGTCCTTGCTGGCACAACCTCAAACGCCGCCCCGACCGCTGTAAGCGCATCTTCGAACCCTCGTTGATAGATGTCTCTAAGCGCCTGCATTTGCGCCGTGTCCACCTCTGGCTCCAATGCGACGATCGGACCATTGCCGGCTATGTGAACCGCGCCGAGAATACGTTGAATGTCCTCCCGAAAGTACATGTCTAGGGCCATACCGCCCTCCCTCTCGTTTCATCTGTCTGTCTGCTGTCTGTCTGTACCCGTATACACTCACAGACAGTTTAATCCTCCCGAGGTGGGGGAGTGGTCCGCGCAAAGACGGCGATCATTCGCTCCCCGACCGGTGTCAACGTTGGCGTCGTGCGCTCCCCCCTATCTAGTGCCAGGCCGCGCCGCACAAACTCGCTCAGAATGTCCGGCCATTCATCGGACAGCCCATGATCTGCTGCCGCCCGACCACTGAATTTGCATTGTCCTGCTTGCACATCTCGACAAAACGCATGAAATGTACCCAAGTCGGATACATCAAATTCTGTGTAGATCGTCTTGCGCGCACTGACTGGCATCTCGCCTTTGACTGTGACCACTTGTCTCTCTGGCTCAGGCTGCTCCGACTCCCGATCCCGATACATATCCAGAATCGACCGCAGCAGTCCCCGCGCATGACCCGAAGTCACAAAATAGCTCAATCCCGATACCGCAGGGAACACCGCGAGCGGAACATACCACGGCGCCGACCGGACGAGCACCGTCACCGGGATGCTGATCAACATGGACGCTGTGCCGTAGGCGATCGCCTGCAACGCAGGAACCGCTACATCGGACTCGATTGTCTGCGGTCGGCCCATTTCCTGATAATGGCCCTCGCCTGGCATCATCGCTGGGGGCAGTTCCCGATCGACTTGTCCGAGTGCGACCGCATCAAACTCGAAGCGTTGACCACGCCCACCGTTAGACCGTGTAGGCCGGCCCGCTCTTCCCGCGTCGCTTAGAATTAGACTTGCCCCGCAAACAGGGCACCGGACGTTGTTTCGTGCCATAGGACCCCTCCCTATGTAACTTACCTGGAGGCTTTTCTTCCGCTCTCTGTTATCACTATCAATGCGCCATTCAGAAGCACCAGCGCAAAAGCCACCCCAGCGTCCAGATCACAGGTTGCTAGCGCAAAAAGACTAACGACGATCACAGCGATGTTGATTAGGCGCATGGCGTCTCCTTTTTAGAGAACTCGATAACCCATGTCGGGAGTAAGCATACATAAACTACTCGCGTTTCAAGATTTATATAGATCCCGATCCACAGATCGTACCACCGAAGGTAAGTTTTGATGTTCTCTGTGATCTTCACAGTAGCCCTCCTGCTACCCACCACTCGTGGATCTGTCTTTTGACTCGTTCGGTATGTCGCTGCCGGGCCAGCCGCACAAGCCGCTTCATTTGCTCCCGAACCTTCCCCGCGCAACCTGGACACAATCTCGCATGGTTCGTGATCGCATTACCACAAATTGAGCAGGTCAGCCCCTGGCTATAATCCGGTCCGAGGTCCCTTTGCCAAAAATCCGTCGTACCATGCATCGGTTTACCTCACCAAAATAACGGCAGCTGTTTAGCTGGCCGTTCGCGTAACGCATCGCGCTGCAGGTCAGCATCTGCCAAAGGGACACGGACACCCAGACTCAAGTCAATGTACCTGTACAAAAAAAGCTGCTCACTTTTCATTCCATCCAATGGGTGATCCCGGATTTTTTCATCGAAAGCCACAGCCTCGTCGAACTCATTCGATGCATTCTCTCGCATCTCTAGCCATTCAGACGGCGAACGAAAAGGACACCCAATGCATGCGGATTTTTCGGGTACGGGTAGCTTGTGCTGCATGAGCCAATCCGCGCAATCATTCCGTGAGAATCGCCGATCGAGCAAGGGATACCGATTTTTGATGTACTGTACTCGGCTTTTGCCGGCCCGCTTCCATTCGTCGATCGTGATCCCGATCCACTGTTCAATGGTTCCGGCTTTTGGATGTGGGGCTTTACTCGGATCAAAGCCAAGACGTTGACGCAAGTACCGGCGCATTGGGGCAAGTTTGAAGTGCCGCGTGCATTGCCGTCTCAAATGCCCACCCCGCAGCGTCCAGAACGGCATATGTATGTGTTGCTGACTGCCTTTCTCCCGGATATCGCCCGTTTTCAGTGTAACCACTTCGACCCCACGCCGTTCAAACCATCGGGAGTAAAAATCGAGCGTGTCATATGTGACCTGTCGTTCCCAGCCGAGGTCGCAGAAAATAGCCAGGTCCAGCCTTGGTAATTCCCCCAATGCCGACATAGCGATCATTGCCGTACTCTGCAGGCCACATCCCCAGGACGCTACTCTCATCGGTTACGGTTCTCCCTTGTTTGCCCATACGGTCCTAAAGTTTGTCTCGGTTCGTCTCGAAGGTCTAAAAATTCGCCTAGATTTGTTCTGATTCTATAGCGGTACCAGTACCAGATGGTACCAGTGAAAAGTACCATAACCGCTATAGTAAACCTCACAGAGTATTCCCCCACGCCTTTATCGGTACTATCTGGTACTGGTACCCTAGATAATGTCCTGCCTGACCTTAACTCCAAAACAGCCCCGAAATTTCTTTCCTGCCATTTTCTTTTGTTCGCCGGCCCGGTATCCTTTTCGCTTGAGTTCCATGGTCAACGAACGCAAGTGCTTTGGAGTGATCCCATTCCCCTCGCACCATTCGCTATAGCTCTTGTAGAGTGTATCGTTGGTCAGAAAATGACTATTCAGGTCTGCTTTGGTTGGATCTAGTGTCTCAATACACTCGTCTAACCACTGTCCTACGTAATCAAGCTCAAGCCTTGCCTTCTCGGTTGCGTCCCGGACCTTCTTAGGTACACGCAGCCCGGTCCCTTGGTTGTTATACCAGCGGATTGCCCCCTTGGTTGCCCAGGCCAAAACCCCGCGCAGGTTCACTTCTCGTTTGAGTGTCGCCTTGAGCGTCTTATCCTCTCGCCCCGCGTAGGAATTTGGAAACTCGATAACCTGCACCCGATACCACACTGCGTCATCGTCCACATCGGCGTTAACTGGATAGTTGCTGCTCAGCCAAAAGTGACCTTGCGGACGATAGGTAAAGTGGTTTTTGTGCTTGAATGCGCAGCGAATCTCATTCCCGCCAGTAAGAGCCTTAACCCTGGGAGCATTCAAGCTTGTATATCTGCTGCTCTCACTGGCTGCCACAAACCGGCAAGGCTTCAATGGCGCAAGGTCAAAATTTTGTGAGTCGTGATCGCGCTTAGCTGTAAAGGTGGTGAAATCCACCTCTGTTGCGATCGGTTCTTTCCCCAGCATTGCAAGGATCGTTTCGGTAAATGACCCCTTTCCCGATCTTGTTGGCCCATAGATGTAGAAAAGACACTCTTCGGACGTGTGCCCAGTGAGGCTATACCCTACAGCCATCTGTAGATAGTCCAGCATGGCCCGGTCCCCGTTCAGCCAATCGAGCAATAAGCCCTCCCAATGTGAAAAGTCCGCGTTTGGGTCGTATGCTGTCGGTATGCAGTAGGTAAAATGCTGGCCAGGAGAGTGATCACTTAATTCGCCTGTCCGCAAGTCTAATACACCGTTCTTGCAATTCAACAAATCGGGGAAGTTATCAAACTCCGACACCGGAACTGGTACAAGACTCTGATACAGATACTTTGCATTCCGAACGTTGGTCGCTGTTGCGCGCGTGACTTTGACAATGTATTCCCGCTGGCTGAGTACCGCCGCTTGCCTGCGAGTGAGTAACGTTCCCACCACCGCCCGATCAAGGCTCGATTCGGCTAACTCTCGATTCCAGTGTGTGCCGGTGTAGGCCAGCCAGCCATAGGCCTCACACCACAAGAATTGCTCTGAGTAAAGCATTGCGACACTTTGGGCATTTCCTTCATCCGAGGGGTCCTGTGCGAGTAATGCTGCTGCTTTGTCTTGCACGTCCGGGATCGGCGTTTGGATCCCCACCGGTGCACTTGGTGTGTATCTCGATACGCTTTCGACGATCATCCTGACTTCGTGCTCTGGAAGAGGGGGATCACACCGCGCTTCGTTCTCCGTGAGCAGGCCGGCAAGGATTGACTCTGGGGACATTCCCCGCCGCCGCATACTACCTGCGAGACTGGTCAAAGCGTTGTTTCTCTGCCCCCTAAGTATAGGCTCCGAGTCCGCGGCCTGGCTGTCCTGTGCTTCGTTCCAGAGTCCTGCAGCGCCTATCCTGGCTTGTGCCTTCTGTAGCAGCGTCTCGAGCTCCCTGGGCAGGCTGGCCAATGGCTGATCGTCAGGGTGTGCGGACAGTTCCCATGCATATTCGCCGACATCCGTCCGGGATGGGGCCACAACGATGTACCCGCCGTCCGATTTGATGTCAATCCCCTCGGCCAAGATCCCGCTTTTAATTGGATCGCCATTTGTCCGAAAGAGTAGATGTTGGCCGCCACTGGGTGTCAATTGGACGATCGCCCCCTGGTCATCGATCCCGTGTTCCTGCCTCAGGTCTTCCCAGGTCCCTGGCCCATCGTGCCCGTGTTTCACATCCAGATCCACGGCTACGAGCTTTGACTTGCCACAGTTGATCCCGATATTCGCGTTGGGATGGTAGTACCACCACTCCCGGATCGTCCTAGCGTCTCGGGTAGCATCATGTAATCCATTCGACGTGATCGGAACTTTCCCGCCGGGCTTCACAGGAAAAACGAACCACGCGCGCTTGGCGTAGGCGATGGCGGCATTCAGCATTGTATTTTCGTTGTTTTCGGTCATCAAAATAGCCTCAATTGGCCGTTCAGGTTTTCCAGTTCGTTTTTGTCGAATGCGATTTCACCAAAGCCGCAATCGGGATCAGGCCGTACAAGTACCCTGCCCCGTTTTTGCCCGACGATCGTTCCCATGTCACCAAGCCGAAAATCCCATCGTGCGGTCTCGTGTTCGTGGTCACTGCAGCAACTGATCACGATCCCCCACTTGCGGTATTTTGGCTTGATAACCCGAACGCGATCACCGGCGACGATCAGCATAGCGCCTGCGTCCACATTTCGTGCACTCGATACGTATATACTGAGATCGCGCTGCACCGCGAACGAGGGCATGCTGCGCAATTTGGTGGCAATGAAAGCAGTAGCGTCTCATTTGCTTTTGTCCTGGTACACCCATCTGTGGCCGGCCAGCGCCGGGCTGAGCTCAGTTCCTGGTCCGCAGTTGGCTTTTTGGATCTCTTCGTGCACAATACCACGGATCGCCTCTTCGAGTCCGCCCAATGCTTCATCAAGCTCTGCATGGATATCGCCATTCATCTGTACGCCCGCTCGCTCCAGGGCCAAAACGATGTAATACTTGATGATTCGTGTATGCATGTCCAGTGTTGCCATGTTGTGTGCCTCCCTATTTTCTGCCTTTGTATGGCTGTAATGCACCCAAGACCCGCGCGTAATGCACCCAACTGGCGCGAGGTCCATACGCTTTATATACGTTTCGCTCTTTGACAACATAAAGTTTTCCTGCGCGCAGCACTTCCACGGCATAGCCCTTTTTCAGCGCATAGCGTATTTCATCGTATACCCCGCGCCCGATATGGTCGTTGTACTCAGAAAGGACAACCATGCCACAGTCGTCGATCATTTGCTTGGCTAGGGAAAACCACCCCCAGTGTGATAGTTTGCCGTTGGGATTAACGACCTTGCGTCGAGTAAGCCGTCGTATCTGTCGCTGCTCGCGCTTTTCTGTGGCCGAGTTGTATGCGCGCATCGAGTGTGCATAGTAGACTTTGCCTCTTTTCGAGAACATGGTCACCTCCCTATTTTCCGTACACAAAGTAAAGTTCGTTCTTGCTTCGAGTTAACGCCACATACTTGATGTTCTGTTCCTGGGTCAGTTCCCAACCGAATTGAGCCCGTGGGTGTGGCAATAGTTCTGGCTTGAGGATGAATACCCGCTCGGCCTCGCCGCCTTTTGCTTTGTGGACAGTTGAGAATGTGACCCCTGCCTGGCTCTCAGCGAATACCGTGTCAATCCGCCGCTCAACTTGTGCGATCGTTTGATACCCATCGGCAAGGGCCATGATTGTCTCATGCCTGTCACGCAAGTTCTCTGCCTGCATAAGACGCTCGGACAGTAAAAGTTTACGCACCTCGCGGTCAACGTATTGAGCCAAGCTCACAAGAAACGAATTTAGATCAGGACTTAACGTCCGTTTTTGCACTTTGCGGATCATTGCTTTCAATCCCTTGCCAATGTCCCGGCCAAGGATGACAGCTTTTGTCCCGTTTCTGATCAATGCCAAGCAGGGCTTGACCAGTGGTGCATTCGTCCGGCAAAGCACCAGGTCGCCAGGGGATACACACCGCTCGAAAGTGATGCGATCGATTGTTAAAATAAGTCCCTCTTTGGCCCAGGGTGCCGCTTCGATCTCGGGTACGAGTGTTTTCGCGCGCTCGACATGTAGCAAAGGGCACCTGTAGCATATCGACAGCGGTAAGCAGGTCGCCTGCAGTGCTTCTATGATTCTCGGGATCGCGTAGATGTCCGCACCCCGAAAGCCATAGATCGATTGGTTCTTGTCCCCGACCGCCAAAATCCGGCCGCCTGGCTTGATACTTTTCAACGCAAACTCAATTTGAGCCGCATTCAGATCCTGGCATTCGTCCACGAACAGGTAATCAAACCGCTGGCAGGGGACCGCCCCGCGCGCCGAAAGATCGATCATGTCATCAAAGTCGATGATCGTGGTTATGCTCCTGGAGGTCTCATAGACGTATTGAGTGAGCCCCCACATGATATCAGTGTCTTGATCATCAACTTCCATGTGATACTGATTGCACAGACTTTCTAGGGTCTGACCGCGTGGCTCTTGCATTGTCGCCTTGCACAGGCTGACCAGGCGAAGGATCGTGCTCTCGTTGCCCCGACCTATGAGTTCCGTTCGAAAGTCCGCCGATTCCAGATGCTCACGTAAAGTCCGGGAACATTTCCGATTGTCCACCCGGGCGTTGCCAAGTACGAGCTTGGCGTTGCTGAGTCCGAGACTATGAAATGTGCTGACATGTACGTGTGGGGGGGCTCTGCCTGCAAGCTCGCGGGCAATCCGTCGATTGAAAGCCAGCATGGCCACGTTTGAGCCCGGATCGGTGTACTTGAGCCCATGTTCGAGTGTGGTTGTCTTCCCACACCCAGCAACCCCTCGCACCATCCCATGCCCCCTGCCGTGCTTCACAAAGTCAAAGATGTCAGCTTGATAATGGCTTGGCTCAAAAACTGGCGCCCGAGTGATAACGGGGGCTGCTGTGATTGCTTCGGTCCATAGGGATGTGGTCATGCTGCTACCCTTTGCTGTTTCGCACATCGTTTACAGACTCGATATTGCCGCCCGTTGATCGTGACAAGATACCGAGTGCTCACCCGTTCTCCACACAATTCGCAGATCAAAGCGGACCATGACTGCCTCAATTGCTTTGCGAATGTGGTCATTGGAAAGCACTCCCTGACCAGGCTTGTTTTTTGATCCAAGACAACGCGCTTTTGCTCCAGCGTTGTATAATCGCCTGGTTTACTTTCTTCCAATCTATGCTATTGCGTTCACTTGATCGCAATGTCAGCGCGTACGTTTTTGCCACGTCACGGCGTGTCATTTGTGGGTCTGCGATCTCTTGCAACAAAGCTACTTCACAGTTTGCTAGTTCGATTATCATAGTTTCCCCCTGCACATCGGCCAGTACTCACAATATTTCTGTGAGCATTTCCAAGTCCCAGGATTGGGAGGGAACACGCCCGAGACGATAGCATCGTACACATCTCGGATGAGTCCAAACAACCAAAAGAATTCACCAACCGTTCTGGTCGTCTCCCAGATTTGAGCTTTGGGATTTTTGGTCTTTGTGAACACGTAGTGCCGAAATCTCAGATCGGGATTCAGATCATACCCGGCCTGATTCAACGCAGCGAGATAAAAGACCGGCTGCATCTCGGATCGTGCCTTCTTTGCGTTCCATGCCCGGGCCGACGTTTTGAAATCGGCTGGTACACCGTCATGCTCCAACATGTCAATGTACCCGATGATCGGAATGCTCACGCCAGGAACGTGCAGTTCCACGCGCCGCTCAATACTATGTGGTTCGTCCAATGGTTTGAGTGCATCGATCAGGCTGGCCACGTCCGGGGCCGTGAGCATCCGTATGCCTGTGTTGCAAAGGCTCTCGGCTGAGTCCGTACCCCAGGCGATTTCAGGGTTTCGCTCAAGCTGATCGTTCCAATGCCGTTGCCAGCGATCCACGACAGGGACGCGCCCCGTCGCAAAGACCGTCTTGATATGCTCTTCGATTGTCTTGTGAAAAGCGCTGCCAAATACGAGCGCTGGGGCTGTGGGTACTTGGATCTTGTCCAGGTAGTGAAACCGCCATGCCCGAGGACAAAGTAGATAGCTCGATATGCTAGAGTAGGAGAGGTGATCGATATCAGCCATTGCTCAGCACCTCCCAAACGTGCCCGATCTCGGCGTCCGTCGCTGGGATCTTGCCCCCGTTGGCGGTCATGATGTCGCTCGGCTCGTACAGACTGAGCAGGTCGTCGAGCGTTTTGGTCTGTTTTGGCTCCGGGGCAAGTTCTGGGGCTGCCTGGAGGGCTTCCGTTGGCTTATATTCACCCTCCAGTACATCCCCCTCCGGAGTTAGATCGGCGCCCAGTTCGTCAGCCCGTTTCAGTCCCCCGATCACGTCGGGAAAGACGACATCCGCACAAAAGCCGACCGCCCGCCACCGTAGCATGTTCGCAGGATATTTCTCCCAGCCGCCATGCTCTTTGACCAGGCCCGCACGTCGCGCATCACCCATGGTGAATTCAACCGTGTAGGAAAATCCGTTGTTCCGCTCCATGGTCACCCTGCAGGCCGTGGGGTTCCCGTCTTTGTCTCGTTTGTCTTCGATCATAATGCGCTTGCAAGCGGGATCTCGCTGTACGAGTGCCAAGCATCCCCGAGGGCTCAAAGAAGGCCTGCCCCCAATGACCTGGATAAACTCAAAAGCCGCCGTCAGTCCTAGGCCAATCTCATAGCCCTTGAGCATGATAGCCATTGCTTGCTCGGGATTGCTTACGCCAAAAAGCCGCGCCTTGTATAGCGCAGGTGCTATATTTTCGATCACTTGCCACGTTTGGAGCGTTGGTACCTGGTGCTTGATAAGTGCTTTTTGTTCGGTCATGATATCCTCCCTTGTGTTTTCGGTTGATATTCGATTGGCAGTTCTGGCAAAGGCATCCAGTGAGTGACTATGCCCTCAAACTTTTTGCCCCATCGCGTTCGCCATCCATCGTAATACTGGTGGTACTGCCCCATGTTGATGTCTGGTCTGGAATGTGAATGCTCTATGCACACTAGCACCCATCTTTCGTCTGGCAACTGTTCGTTGACCGAAATCCACGGTGAGTTCATACCGCTTTCCTCTCTGCCAGCTTCCCATCATTGCAAACAACGGACAGTGTTTCGTTATCTCTCAGCCCAAGGACCCTACGAATAGTCCGCTTGACGCCGTCGTTGATTCCCAGAATGGGGTCATTGCTGTTCAGTTCCGTGAGCCAGGTCAGCCCCCAGGCTGCATTCCCAGCGTACTTGAGTACTGCCTGTGTCCGCTCGATTCCAATGCCCGGCAAGCTGGCCAGAACGGCTTGTGCGTCCGAAAATAAAGCTGCTTCTCTTGCTGGGGGAACGTGTACCGTGTCCCGCTCCCGGTCAGCTAGGCGAATGCATGCGTTCTCGAAATCATGATCCCCTGCAGCGTGCACGATCCCGATCCCCATTTCCTGGAGTGTGAGCAAGGCACCTTGCACGGCATCCCAATTCCAGCCGGTGATCCGTGTATGGCCGGGGCTCCCATTGCTTGCTGCCTGTTTGGTGGTCACTTTTCCGTTAGCCATGCGCTCGAATTGTCCAGTGATTACCACGTAGACCCACTCGGAAAGCCTGAGCATGCGCGTACCTTGGTCAAAAATCCGGTTGCTTTTCAATGAACCGAGAAAATCATCCGGGGTTTTGCGCTCGATAACCAAGATTTTGCTGTCATCTGTAGCCAGGTGTACGTCACCGCTGCTGAGAACATTTTTCGCTGTGGGTACGCCGCCAAAGGTCAGCTTTTGCACCCACTCTGGTTCTCTTGTGTCAACCATCACTCCTAGAATTGCCATATCTCTACTCCGTGACAAACGATTGAAGGCGTCTGACTGCGACGATCCGACCGCCCGCGCCCCGGATAGCCGTAAATCCAGTGTCCGGAGCTAATACATCATTTCGCCCTGATCGCCGCGCGACCAGGTTTGAAACGATATACAGTGTGTCTCCACTTACCTGCGACGGAAGGCCACAAACGCCACCGTACACAATCTCTCGAATGGGGATTCCGCGCACAGGGGGCAGGTCGTTACGCTCTTCCCGAACGCGCGCGATGGTTCCCGAGGGAGGAATGTCGATCTGTGGACCGCCACCATATTCGGGGATAATGGTCACCATGTGTGGGGTCAAATTCACGAATTTTATCATGTGATCCTCTTTTCTCTGTGATGGTGCCACTTAATCAAAAGCCTGGGGCCGGACTCGAACCGGCTTCTCTCGTGTACAAGACGATTGCTCTATCCTCTGAGCTACCCAGGCGATTCTTCTACTTGTTCGAGTCATCATGCCTACTGACTCAATGGTTAGACTGTTTGCGCCGATCGATCTGCTTTCGTAATTTGGCGATATGCTTGTCAATTGCGCGCCAACCTGCTTGTGGCGGTGGATCATCGATCTCCTGTTCTTCCATGCCGAGATCAACCGCTTCGCATGCTAGCTTTTCCCAGTCTTCCCACGCCTGTAGTGTATTTGCTACGGCGGTAAGTTTTATCAGCCCCGCTTTCATAGCGTTTCACTCAAAGCGAGTTCTGCCGCGCTAGCTTCGCTCAAGGCCATGTTTGCTGTCTCTCGGGCCGCCTGTGGATCTTGGCTGTATCGGCGATTGAACCGCTGCCGCGCCCAGTATCCCTTGCAGTTGGCGACTATCACCTTGACGTATCGTCCGATCTTGCTCATCTTTATACCTCCATAATGTTGGTGCTTGCCGCGTCGTCGTCAAGCCGATTTCATCGCCCGCCCTTACAATCGGCCCCGATCCCATCTACGTAGAGACCCGCCGTCACGAACGGCGCAGCAAGCAAAGACTCAAAAGTGTAATATCTCGTCTATGCCGCAAACAGGGCTGTCACCTCTTTGCTGTTCAGGTCAAAGTACTTCGAGGTCAATGGATTGGCGGCGATCAGCTTTCCGAGCTCCGTGGGGTCCCCGCTTGCCTGAGCATACAGAGCCGGCAAGAACTTTGCAGCCACCTCACGACCGTTGTCGGCTTTTGGCGCATCCTCCGGCATCGGGGGCTTTTCGGTCTCGCTTTCGTCCTCATCCCCACGCCCGAAGAAACTTTCAGCCGCTGTACGACATTCATCCTCACTCGTGTACTGCTCCAAGAACTTGAAGGTCGTTTTCTCCACACGTTCGCCGTCCTTGACGTACGAATCGCCCGACTTGACGAGTTCCACGCAAACCCATGACTCGTCCAGGGTAGAGGGGTCGATCCCAGCTACCTTCAACGAGGGCAACACAACGCCAGCCCACTCGCGAAACTGTGCGATCATATCCCGCTTGATGGTGTAGGCATTTCCGCGCGTAAAGGGTACAACCTCGATCTCGACCGCGATCAGCTTGTTATCAGCCGTGTGTTGCTGGGAGTCGAAAGGCACCTTGCCGCGCCCTTTCTCCAGGACGCATGCGAAAATGTCCGTAAAACATTGCCCAAAGTACCGCTTGGGCCGCACCGTCTGATTCCCCGCTTCGTTCCAGAGATCACTCATGTTATTCCTCCATAAGAATTTTGATAGTCATCTTGAGAACTAGATTTGTTTCGTTGATCAGCCACCTGGCTAGTTGTTCTGTGGTGACTGCTTTCTGCAACTGCATGCTGTTGTCTCGTAAGGTGGTTACCTCCCTTCTGATCTCAATAATCGAGGTCATGATTTCGTCTAGCCGTGCACCCTTTTCGAGGATTGCAACCTGAAGTTGATCAAGCTGCTCTCGGATCTGGTCACAGGAATCAATGGTATCTTCACCTACCCAGCGGACCCACGGCGGTGGTGCTTTTCTTGGCATTCCCCCAGCGTCCTTTCTAATCGGTTTTCGTTTGAGAGACTCCTACCGATGATCCCCGCGCTGGATAGAACGAATGCCGCCGCGATGCGCCACCAGCTTTGCCACTCGATAACCAACCTGGCGATAAGCAATGTTCCCCCGACTCCGCCGACCACCGTCTGCCAGGTCTTGCGAACGGTCTTGTGCCGTCCCCACTGGGTACACTGGAGAATCAGCGCCCACGCGATTCCGAATATTAATTCTAAAAGAACGAATAGTGCTACTTTCTGGGACTTTTTTGTACTTTTTTCCACGTTTCCCCCGTTTCGTCTCAAACTGTGGTAGAATATATACGAGTTCGGGGAGGGGGAATCCTCGCTCATGTTATGGCCGGGTGGTAGGCTGCTGACCTATGCCCGGCTTTTTTGCTGTCATGTTCCCCGTCCCTTTAACGCCACCATAGCGGGGATAATGTACTAGTTCTCCCGTGCTACTTGCTGCTGCTTGCGCTCTTGGTTCGTGCGGATCTCGTTTGCGGCCTGGCGGATTAGGTATCGTAGGGTGTTGTTGTAATCAGCAATGCCTAGGCTCTGTTGAACCAGGTCAAAGTCGTCAACCTGATCGCCGTAGAGATTAAGGTGGATCTGCTTCCGGGTCTGTTGGGTCATGGTGCTCTCCTGTAAACTCCATAAATCAATTTGTCCATTACACTTGTCATTATACACTAGATTTAACCTGGTGTCAAGTCTCTTTTTCATTTTGATCACAAGAATGGACAGCAAACGTGTTATAGTAGATATTATGAACAACTTGTCAGATTGGCTTGCCAGAGAATTAGATCAAAGAGGGTGGTCACGGCGCGAATTGGCACGTCGTGCGGGTATTTCACCAACACAGGTTAGTAACGTCGTTGCTGATATGGCTAACCCTGGGTTAGATTTTTGTGTATCAATAGCTCGGGGATTAAACGAGAGACCAGAAAAAATTATGCGCTTGGCCGGAATACTTCCGTCTCTACCTCCCGAGGTTTACGACGAACACGAGTGCTTGGAGTTATACCGGCAGCTCGATGTTCCATTACGAAGATCGCTACTCGATTTCATTCGTAGCCTTGTGCATACCGGTGCAAGCATCCCCAAACGTGCTTCACCGAACCCCAGAGGAATTATCGATCGTATGGCGTACGATCTGGTCACTAACCCAGACGGATTATCAGAAGAAGATATGCAACAGGTTTTTGACTTAATGAAAAAGCTAAGGGGGGATAAAGGGACCCCGCGCAATGTGGCCGACATGGGAGAAAGTGGAACGAGTTAGGAGATATAGGAGATACTTCCCAGCTCTTTTGATTGTATTAGGATGGTTTTACTATAAATTAAAAGTGCTGTACTACAAAGCACCTTGGCTATTCGCCGGAGCATGACATGGCAAGAAAGCGAAATAGTGCAGCATCCAAGCTTGCAGGCGGGGTCATTGCTGCAATCCTGGTTATGGTGCTCGCGCGTCTGTGTTGTCCTACTGCCAAGAAAAGGAGCGCAAGTCCCGCGGCTACCTCATGGCCGGCTACCTGGACACCGAGACCCACAGTAACAAGCTCGGTACGGTCTCAGCCGGTAAAACCGCAAACAGATCAAAAAGTATGTGACTGTTCGCATGATCGCTATAACTGCTCTAGTTTCAGTAGTTCCCAAACAGCGCAATTGTGCTATAATTATTGTAGGTCACTTGGGCACGGGGATATTCACAAGCTGGATAGGGATGGGGACGGTCTAGCCTGTGAGAAATGAGGGAATCATGGGAACCTGGGTAACGGTCTTTATTATCGTGTTGATCGGCGTTTGGGTGTTGCGAGAATGGCAGGGCAGGGGGCTATTCCGTCACAAGTGACCTGTAGTGCTTTGGTCAAGTCAATCACACAAGGGGTAGGGTTTTCCCCACACGCGTGGGGATGGACCGATCACGCCACAGGAAGCCATCACGGCGATCGCGTTTTCCCCACACGCGTGGGGATGGACCGTTTTCGGGTACCAAGTTTGGCGCACCTGTTACCGTTTTCCCCACACGCGTGGGGATGAACCGATCCTTTCTACTTGGCCTGTCCTGGGGCTTTTGGGTTTCCCCACACGCGTGGGGATGAACCGTGCAAACGCGCATAGGCACCCACGCGCAAGGAGTTTTCCCCACGCGTGTGGGGATGAACCGCAGTCCACATGTTTCGTCCATCATCCGTTCTACCCAAGTACACATGGTCACCTGAAAACGTTCATCCATGTATACCTCGACCGTTGCCGCTGTCCCCCGAAGCCCACACGGTTTGGGTCCGTGAGGTCCCCGGTTCGAGTCCGGGCGCCCCGACTTGGGTACACATGGTGATGGTATTTTACCTGTCCGTGTGTACCCAGGTTTGTTTTTCCTCCATTCCTGGCCGACCCGGGCGCACACGGTTTGTTTGACTGGGAGGGGCACATGGTCAGGGAGATATCATTATCGAGAGCCATAGACGGCTTCATGTTAGATCGTGCCGCCGAACGTCTATCCTCGCACACGTTGTCAGATTACAAGAATGCGTTCCGAAAGTTCCAGACATTCTTGCAGGTCGATCCGATCCTTTGCCAGATCACCATGGCGGACATTCAGCGTTTTATGATCTGGCTGAGTAAAACGCGATTCACGCCTGCAGGCATTGCCCCTAGGCTAGCAAAGAGACTCAGTGCAAAAAGCATCCTCAACATTCACACAGGGATCTCGGCTCTCTGGACGTGGGCCATGCACAACGGATATGCCGATGATCACATTGTCCGTCAGGTATCCGCGCCCCGACCGGCTAAGACTGCGATCATCCCGTTCACTAAGCAGGATATCGAGTTACTTCTAGTTGCCTGTGATCGAACGTCTGAGTATTCACGGCCAGGGAAACGCGCAGCATCAAACGCCCGCCCGACCGCCGAACGTGACAAGCTGATCATTCGTTTTTTACTCGATACAGGGGTCCGGGTCAGTGAATTGTGTGGGCTGCGCGTGGGGGATGTGGACTTGCGAAATCACCGCGCGCGCGTGCTGGGGAAAGGCTCAAAAGAACGATACGTGCCGATCGGGAAACGCCTTGCAAAAGCCGTGTGGCGATATCTGGCTACCCGGAAAGTCGAAAGCAGTGATCCGCTGTTCATCGACCGGGCTGGCAGTGTGCCGATCACGCGCCATGCTGTATGGCGATTGCTGAAACGCGCTGGAAAGCGTGCCCAGGTCGCACACGTGCATCCGCATCGGTTTCGCCATACGTTTGCAATCAGTTACCTCAGGAATGGCGGAAAAGAATTTACACTTATGGAAATACTAGGGCACTCGACCATGGAAATGACCCGCCGCTATGCAAGGATCGCACAGGTTGATATACAAAGTGACCACAGACGGGCCAGCCCGGTGGATAATTGGGGGCTTTAACGGGGTATGACCAGGTCACGCAGATGCAAGATTGCCGCTGCCATGGAGCGTAGCACGACCTTTGCGCTGGCTAGGTCCGTTACATTGCTATCAATGTAGTTCTGACCCTCCGCCGCTGACCAGGTCGCCCAGCCCGGCAGGTTCTCAAGATCGGCTTGCGCCGTGTCTGCTGTCTCGGGGTGTGGCCATAACAGGTCATAAGGTCGCCCTAGGGTGTACCCCTGCAGCCGTTCAGTGATCCATTCCCGTGCCCAGGCCCGCCAGTCTTCTGGCAGGGGGTCCGGTTGCGGGAAGGCCAATTGCCCGGATACCCCATCATCTTGTATAAACAAGATCGCGATCGTCCGATCCCCGTTCTCTTCCTCGTATCGCCGTACCTCTGTAATTCTCATATTTAACTCGCTGCAAACCAGTTGAAATAAGCTGTCTTTGTCGTCGTCGTGTTGGAACGAACAAAAAGCCCTGATCGGATTGGGGTCCAGCCCGTACCATAGTTGATGTTGATCACGTACTTGTCTTCAACCCCTATGCGCGCTTGATACTGTGTGGTGCTATTTTTTTTCAGGTAAAGGGGGACCAGTTGCAAAGGCAAAGTGGGATCTGATAATTGTGTCTCAGTGATCCCGCCTCCGCTATCCTGATAACGAACGAACGGCCCCATGCTAAACGACGTGTATGTGCCGATCCCACTTTTCAGGTAGAGCTCAATAAATGTGTCATCACTACCTGTATCCCAGCGAATCCCCGCCGATACATTACTTGGTTCGAGAGCAACCTGCGCTCCGAGCCGGGATGTATATGCTGGGTCTGTGCATAGAAAGCAGGTTACTCCATTCTGTGTGTTGTCCGTTTGAGCCAACAGAAAGTGTTCTCGGAAATCAGGATCGACCGTTCCCCCCGGCGCAATGATCCATGACCATATCCCATTAAGTGCTGCTGTGGTAAAATGGTCTAAAACTGTGATCGCCGGAAAGCCACTCAGCCAATCCGCGATCAAGCCATAGCTGCCAACGTTGACGTCGGCCCCAACAAGTGAGAGCGAAAGATCGCCCGTCCCAGCAAGCTGAGCAATGGTATCAAATGAGCTCCCGCCGTCCCAAACCCGAAAAAGCAGGTCATAGGTGGAACTGGGAAAGTCCACATAACAGGGATCTTGTCTCAATCGCCACGCGCGCCCCGCCCAAAATGCCGCTGCTATGGCTAGGAGTTCGTCTCCCGCGCCGGTGGCATCACCGATCTCGTGCCCGCTGCCCCAATCGCCGAGCGCCGTGAACAGTGGCGATGCGCTGACGCTCGGCGTGATATCCCCGCCGATGATTTCCCCGGATAACTGGCCCCCCTCGCCGCCTGTGCCGTCGTGAACGTGATCCCGCAGTTTCAGATCGGCCCGTTGCTCGGGGACGTGTGAGCCTGCACTCGTTTCGGCTAGACTAGTTAGGAACCATTGGTTACGTCCGCCAAGGCTGACCTTTTTCAACCATACATAGTCATCCACAGCCAAAGCAACAAAGTTGGTCGCTGCTGCTGCTTCGATATAGACGACTTCCCCGGTGTTTACGAGTTCGCACTTGATTCCGCTTGTGGCTCTGTTGCTGACCGCTATCACCTTGGCATAATACAACTTGCTTTGCTTATGTGCAATTTCTTTTGCATTCTGTGCCAGCATTCGCCCCGTTTCGCCCGCTGTGAGTTTGGTCTTGGTCATTGGTCCGCCTGGCTCCTGATTGATACACTGCCCCGCCACGTGCCCATGCCTGGATCAATGTTGAAATCGATCCTGGTCACATAGTTGTATGTACGATCTGGGGTCCCAAGCTCCGTGTTGGTGATCCGATTGCTATCTGGTGTGTAGGTTAATCCTACCCAATCGTACAAATCCAAGACTGGCATTAGAAAAATAGACAGATCCGCTTGTAACTGGGGCTGTAATTTGTACCAGTATCTTTGAGCCCAGGCGTCAAGCGTGCCTTGCGTCTCGCAGATCAAGCCTCCATGCTCTGTTCTTGGCCCCTCGCCCCAATCATCATCCGCTGGGTATTTGCTTGAAATCTCGGATAGATCCGCCTTTACAGCTGTTAGCACGACCTGCCCCACAGTTGGATCAGTTGGATTCGGTGGATCTGCATTGGGATCATCCACATCTTCCCATTGCAGATCAATCGACTCGAATAGCTCAGTTGTTAACGTGAATTCGTTTGCTTCCGCCCCGTAATCATCCCAGCGGATGTCAGGGTCAGGGAGACACCAAATGTTTCCCACACGATCCGAATAGATCATGCTGAACGTCCGCGCTGCCACATCGGCGATCACGTCCCAGATTGGCCCCCGGGAGAGCTTCAAATTTGTAACGCTCGTAGGATCATTGTAAATGTAGACATTTTGGCGATTGTTGATCCCCGATTCCTGAAACAGCACCCACACGGCGTCAAGTGCCGTGAGATCCGAAATGATCACCTCTTCATCACTTCCCGAGGTCGCAAAGAAGACCTCGATAGTATCACCGTACTGCAATAGCTGCTCGGGGGATATGAGTTTGAGCTCAATGTATGCCTGCTCGCTGTCCTCGTGGATTGTGCGGATACGGTCAACGTAGCCATAGAACACGCCGTGTGACCACTGCAGGCCGCCGAATGTGTCTTCTGAGCCGTTCCAGTAAGCATCAAGGACAAGCAAGATCCCTTTTTGCCGTTCCAATCCGCTGCAGTCCCCAAATGCCTTGACGCCCATTTCCCAGCCACCACTTTCGATGTCAGCATGGAAGGACGTCACTTCCCCAATATTCAACGATGATCCGCCATATGCAATGTATCCGAAATCGCCCGATCCGCTCCCATCGGTCTGGAGTTCGATCCGGTCAATCCCCGATCCGCTTGCCGGTGCGTAGTAGGTGATCGCAGTCCCCGAGTCCCCTGAGATCGACCCCGCCGCAGCCCCACCCGCTTCCCCGGTCAATGTCCAGGAGTGCCCAGTTGACGCCGATCCGCCGTGCTGCAGGGAGCGATTACCGTACAGTGAAATCGAACCACTGTTATCAATCCAACTGTGCCGGGGATCAATATTGATCATGTCCGACCAGGTATAGGTGCCTGGGGATATGGTGCCGATCCTGGTCTGCTCGCGCTCCGGGAATGACACAAAACGACATGCGGCCCGTTGGTGAGTGCTCTTGAGTTTGGTAAGTTGGTCACCTGTAAGCGCCATATCACCCCACGATCACAATCCGCATGGTCACATCGCTTCTGATCCGCGTACCCCACATGCCGCTCGGTTCCTCTGCATAGGCTACCACAGACCGAAATGACGTCGGGAGAGTCCCCGACCGGTCCGGGATTGTGAATGTCCCCGAGCTATCTTTATTCGTGTTCCAGATGTCCCACAGGTTGTCATACTCTGCAGGTGTCAATGCGCTCCAACTCAGCACCCCGCCATACAGACCCTGCGCAACAGGCTTGCCGCTCGCGAATCGGGCTACGACCGGGGCATTCTCGGGGGTCCAGGTAGATGGATCGGGGCAGGTTGACAAGGTGCCATCCCACGCCTGAAAGTATGTGCTCATTGTGCCCCTCCAAACGATGGCACAGGCTGATGACCATACCACGAACTGACCATATCCCCATTATTCTGGCCAATCCTGCCATCTACCTGCGCAGACAAGCGCATGTCGTCATCTACAGATACCCGGATGTCAACCGCTTGCCGTTCGCTGGCTAGGGGGACGTTGGCTACCCCTTGCGCCCACTTTGCACCCAGCGCCTGACCGCCAAACAGTTGGCCGAGCTTCCCGGCCCCGACCGCTGCAGTAAGCCGCATGGTGTTCGCAGCGCCGGCAAATGCCTCCTGTGGTTTGAATACAGCTCGCCCGACCGCGCCGCCAAAAGAAGATGGTGCCTGCTGTCCGCCCGCTTGTGGTCCTACTACGTCCCCGAGGAATTTTCCAGCCCCCTGGAACAGCGGCTTGAGCGATTCAGCGAGTCCCGCTATGATCTCGGCCCATTCCCTAAACCCCTCGATCAGTAGATCCAGGCCGCCGCTTTCCGCCCACTCGACAAGCTTCTGGATCCCCTCGGCGACAAGCGTGCCCAAACTTTCGGCCAAACGCGTTACCATTTCGTCGTTGTCTTCAAGCCAGGTCAGCACCTTGTCAGATGGCCCGGCCAGTGCCTCAAGGATCTTGCCGCCTGTAACCTGTCGAAACTCTAGCCAGTGGTTTTTGAGCTTTTGGATCTTGCCGATCATAGAGCCACTGACCTTGCTCATCATTGCATCGCTGGCCCCGAGCTTGGAAAGCAAAGCGTTGATTTCGCCCGCCCCCAAGCCTTTCTTGATATTCTCAGCCAACTTCTCACCACAAGCGCCCGCGCCTTTGGCCTTGCTAACTACGCTTGTAAACTGGCCCAAGGCTTTTTCACCGCCGCCGCCCACTTGCCCCACGGCTTTTGATACCGTGTCCCCCGTCTCTTCAGCAATACCGGCCATGGCTTTGAGCTTTTCCGCTGGTATGTCGAGCAGCATGCTTGCCCTGGAAAAGTCCCCTTCACGCAAGGCGAACACAACCCCCATTTTGCGCTGTCCAGGCAAGTCTGGACGTAACGCAGCCACCCGCGCGATCGCTTTGGCGTATTCGTTGGCTTGTGCAATATCACCATCCGAGATCACGGCTAGGGTGACCGCCTGCTCTTGGATACCGGCCAGGTCAAGGCCAAAGCGTTGGGCAGTGTCTGATAGAGTGCCCATCATAGCGTTGGCTTTTTCAGCACTCCCGAGGATGCTCTCGAGGGCAAACGTTTGTTTTTCCAAGGTCATGGCAGGTTTCATGATAGCCTCACCGATAGCCTTGGCTGCATTCGCCGCCGCCCCCAGGACCTCTTTTAGCAGGATTACCTTGTTGGTTAGCGCTGCAATCCCCGCTGCCCCCAACTTTACCCCACTGGTCAGGCCCGTCGCAAAGTTCTTTGCTGACTTGCTGACCGTGCCCAGCGCTTTCGCTGCCCTGTTGGCTCCCTGTGTGATCGGCTGTCCAAAGTTTGTACCGCCAAATTTCTTGAGCAGCGTTCCAGCCCGCTGGGTCGCCCTTTGCAAGGGGGCAAGGTCGCCCTTGAATCTCGTTGTTACTGCAGGCTCACTCATGTTATTTGTCCCATAGGTGGATTGCCTTATGCTTGCCGTCCAAAACTTGCATCACAGACCACAGATCGCGCTCATCTAGGTGGTCCACATACTCAAGCGTCCATCCAAACTGTTCGGCCAATAAAACGCGCAGTGACGCCCAGGGTAGGGGTTCCCCCCAGCGTACACCCCTGAACGTCTGTTTGCTCAGTTTTTTAGGTCGCTCTCTTCCTCGGCCCGGTCAAACTCGGCATTTACGATCTCCAGGATCGCATTGCGCAAGGTTGCATACTCCCGGATGTAATCCAGCGATCGCCACGATTCGAGCTTTGCAGGATCCCCGTCCACCGTCCAGCTTTCGACAAAGGGCAACAGTGGAAGTGTATCCGTTGCAAAGTCGCCCGTCGCCAATTCCGTTTGAGTGATCGCCGTAAACGTGCCATGAAACTCGCCCGCCGGAAAAGGGGGCTGTTTCAACTCAGCAGCGTACTTCCCAAATTTGACCGTTTTCGTCAACTTGAGCTCTGCCATGATTCCTCCCTATTTTTATTAGGCATTGAACGTGCGCGTTGTGTCTCCGCGCGGACCGAACGTAATCGACCACACGGCCATGCCGTCAAACGGCGCGGCATCCCGGAACTCTTTAACGTATGCATTCATATACATCCGCCGTTTGCCGCTGGCTGTACCCTCCGGCTGATAATCCGCTGTCCCTTCAGCGCCTGGAGCAAGCGCATTCCAGATTGCTGTTCCAGCTGTGCCCGAGATCGCTAGCATCTCGATCGTGACATCAGTCCGTTTGTGGGTCAGGGCATCCGTGTCATAAGCATCCGATCCCGCTGCCCGGCTGACCGCATTTTGCGTTTCCGGCCATTCTACATTTTTGACGTAGGGAGACAAGGTGCTCCCCGCAAACACAAAATGTACGCTTTGTCCAGTATGTGTGTTTTCTGGCATGTTATGCCTCCTCTAAACGAAATTGATAGACATAGCCAGCGTGATAGAATAGCTGGCCGTCGTCTGCTACCTCCGTATATTTCACACGTTCCGCTCGCTCTTGCCACAAGTTCGTATAGCCTGATACATTCAGATCGCTTGCCATGATATTGTGGATCTCGTTTGCGATACTGACCGCCGCTGCTATGCTTGTGGATGAAATTCCCTTGACTAGATATGCAGGATCTTCCGTCTCACATTCCGCAGCCGTTTGTATAATTCCTCCAGCTTGTTGATTGAAGATCACATAATCAAAGGCTGATCCGCGCGGCGCAAGGCCGTAGTATACGCTCGCAGTCCCCGCAAGTAGGGCCGTTAACGCCGTGCCACCTGTTAGGGCTGTGTATAGGGCTATGTCGAGTGCGCTTTGATCAATCGCCATACTTTTTGTTCAGCTTTCGCAAGAAGGCATTTAGCGCCCTTTGAAACACTGCATAATTCTCTTGGACGCTAGGCCGCAACATCGGGCAGGCTGATAGAACGGTTGTGCCGAACTCGTGAAAAATGGCATACGTACACCCGAAAGAGCCCACAAGCCAATCAAGAAAGCCTAGCTGTTTGGCCTTCCATGAGTCTTTCATGATCCCGGTATCAACTCGCGTTGTTCGTGCCGCGGCCCCCGCTGCTGTGTCCCGTGCAAGCTTCTCGAACGCCTGTTCTAGTTCGCCGGACACATCCCCGAGATACTTGGAAAACGCGGTCAGGTCAACGTCGATCTCGAAGTCGCTAGGCATCTCGCTGTCTCACTTGAACAGACCGCAAGGCGATCCACTGCACGTCTGTTGCTTCGGCATGCGTGACCTCATAGGTATTCGAGCCGATTACAATCCGGTCACCCGTCGCCACAGCCTGATCGTGTGCCAGGTCAACGATGTACGCATTCGGGTAGACCACCGCATCTTGCCCGACCTCAGCCGCCGCCCGCCGCACGTCCCGGCCAATTCTGCAGGCCACGTTTGCCGAGACAGTGCTATAGTTTGCACTCCCGCCACCTTGACCATCACTGACACGGGTAGGGCGCAAGATGTTGCACGTCCCATCCAGGATCTGTGTCTCAAAGTCGCTTCTGATTTGCGTTAGCTCAGCCGTCGTCAGTCCCATAGTAGGGGAATACCCAACTTTCTAATATTGTGGTCTATGTCCGACAACGCGCATTATGGGACATAGGTGTTTCAGACATTTAAGTCGCTTCTGTACATTCGTACGAGCGTGTTCCCGGCATTCCCGGCTTGCCGCTCCAATTGCGCCGCCTGAGCATTGCAATGCTTGAACATCTGAGAGCGTGATAACGAGTGCTCGCCTTCTTTGATATCATAGCACAAGGCCACATTCGCCGCCCGTGCCCGCCAAATATCCGCCGCTGCCAAGTAGGGATCGAACGCGCGATAACGGACGGTCATCGCCGATCCCGCTGTGTCCGCTGTGAAGCGAATCAAGCCAGTTTCATAGCCGACCGTGTAATCTGCTGTACCCTGGACGGTACCGCCCGAGCCCCGAACGGACCATGCAGTTGTGCCGCTTGCCGTCTCTTCCAGGTGCCCAAACGAGAGACGGTAGTCGTGGTACTCTGTTGAGCCTTCCACGTACTCACTAGCAGGCTCTATCACCTCAACATAATCACGGCGATGTTGGTCAAGCCTGGTCTGAACGTGATCATCGCTCCAATACGTGACACTGTTTAGTGTCCACTCAGATGTACCAACATTCGCCAATTCGCGCACTCGCTGTATGAGGTTTGACATGCCGCTTCGTGCTGTCATCGCTTACCACCTATCCCCGTCGAGCAGACGTATACAGGCCTCTTCCATTTCCTTGCCCTGGCGTGCCGCCGTAAATCGGTTGTCGATCACCCAGGATCGCACATCGGACGGCTTCAGGCTTTCGGCCAAGTCGATCAGTGCTGCGAGTCCGTATTTTGTATCACCCAGGTAGCCCCCGGGGGGCTGTACGTACTCGGGCAAGGCTCCCTTGTCATAGCCTACGACCGGCGTACCACAGGCCATGGCTTCGAGGGGTACGAGGGGACCAGCATCGATGCTATAGGGGCACAAGCACACACATGCATACTGCAGAGCTTGAACTTTGTCCCGGTCCTTGATCATCCCGTCCGGACAGCCTGACCCATAGGCTCGCAACTTTCGCCCTGCAATCTCTGCAATCCGCTCGGCATCTTTCAGCCCCTTGTGCCAGATTTCGCTTCCCAGGAAAATCATGTGTCTTGATACGCGCTGATCATACAGGGTAAACTCGTCAATCCTGACCCCATTTCGTACAACGATCCCAGGTAGGTCAACATAGGACCGTTGATCCTTGCTCACAAAGACGGCATTGTGAGCCTTCGCGCTAGCCCGGTCCTGGAACCATGCGATCGTCGGGAGAGGCTGCGCATGTGCGAGGGTATGCGTGTGTCCAGCGTCCAGGGCAACATCATATTCAGCCTGTCGCGCTGTGATATCCGCCATTAACAGCGCCTCGCCGTTTGGCGTATTATCTGGCGTCGTGTAGACATTTCCGCCCGGAAGACGGCTCCCTAACAGCCCATACAGGCTGACCGTGTGCCCCCTTGCGATCAGCTCAGTACAGACGTTGAACACGGCCCGCCCGAGGCCATGCCCCCAGGCCCAAGGTGTTGGATAGATCGTGTCGCTCAGAACGGCGATCCTCATACAACCCCCTGTGCGTGAAACCAATCATGGTGATACTCTCGTAACTCAGCGAGGTTTTCCTCATGATGTGGCAAGAGTCTTTCCAGTCTGGACCCCACCCGTACACGATGGTTGAGAATCACTCGATCCAAACAGACCGGTGTACATCCCGCCGCAATCAGCGAGATCAGCAGATCCCAATCATCATATGCCGTATCCCGCCAGCCACCCACCGCGTGCAAGATGTCCGTCTCTGCTAGATAGTTGTACGGTCCTACACTGTAGCTATACAAAGCTTGCGCTGTTGGCTGTTTGCATTTGATCACGCGGTCCGAAACAAGTCCGAAATCCCGATAGTGTCCTAGGACAATCGGCGCTTTCACTCCCTGGGCCGCCATGCGCATCACTGCCAACGTGCCGGGAGGGAGTAGGTCGTCAGGATCAACCCGGATCACGTATCGCGTTCTCACATCTGCAAGTAGGCTATTCAGCGAGTCCGACAAAGGAAGCGTCTCGGCCCGATAGACCACATTGTAGGTAGGCAAAAGCTGTGCCACGCGCATACACGGCTCCCACTCAGCTGGCCCGTTCGCGCTGATCAGAATTTGCACCTTGGGACTGTTGACCCTGATCGATAACACGGCCTCAGCCAACCATTGGGACGTGCCGCACACAGACATTAAGACGGTAATATCACCCATAGTACTTTGCATCCTCGTTCGTGAAAACCGGCACCTGTGCCCGTGGATTCAATCCCAGGGTTGTGAGCAAGCCCGTTGCGCCGTTCAAGAACAGCGATTCATACGAAACCATGATCACCTGCGCGCTTGTCTCGGCGCAATAGAACATGATATGCTTCCATGCCTGCCCGATCCTGTGCTCGGCGTGCTCCAGATTGCGCGCGTGTTTGCGCTCGACTTGGCTGTGTACGAGTGACCAAAGGTCTCGAACCACTACAAGGATCGTCACGACATACCCACACTGTTGCATGCGCTTGACCAGATCGCTGATGTCGGGGCACATGCCAGCGTGCGGGACCGATCGCCGGAAAACGATCGTCTCGGGGCAGTCGTCAAACGCGCCTAGCCAGTTGGGACCATCCATAGCCTGACCATGCCCCGACTGACCGTAGCACCCAGCAGCGATCAGGGCTTTTGTGAGTACCCGTGTACCGCTCGATTCTGGCCCGATCACCAGGTACGCTTTCATGCTGCGCCCCCTTGGATCTTGATGCGGACGTGATCGGGGTCAATGTGCTGCTTGACCAATTCCAGGAGAGCGATCGGATCTTCCCCGTCTACTTGGTGAAATTCGCCGCAAATGTAGTCAGTGTGGTCCAAGATTTCAGGATAGGCCCTCAGTATCTCGTACTCGGCCCCCTCACAATCGATGATCAGCAACCGGACCTGATCATCAAAATCCAATTCGTCTCGGGCTGCTATAGAACGGACAGGCTTACCAGGAGCAAAGATTGACGCCCCGCCGCTGTTGCCGTCTGGCGTCCCTAAGGTTACCTTGCGCCCATCGCCAGTGATTGCTCGGTCAATGAGAATCACGCGCCCCCAACCATTAGCCTCCAGATTGCGCTCCGCCCGCTTGTAGTTTGCGAGGATGGGCTCATAGGCCCACACGCGGACTTCTGGGTGTACCTTTGCAAACCAGCTTGCGATCTCCCCAACATGCGCACCGATTTCGATCACCGTATCATCTGGCCGAAAGTCGATCTGGTCAAGCTGATAATCTTTGGTAGCCTCCCGACAAACGATCCGCGCAATACCGACATCGGGGTCATCCTCAATATCGAGGTCTGTGCCACAAATGGACATTGGGAACCCGTGCGGGATGACCACGCCGTTGCGCTGTTCAGCGTCACAATCGAGACACGGGGTACTCATAGACCCATCGGTGTTATAGATCCCTATCGGCGCCCATCGGTGCGGGCGCTTTTTTTCTACAAGTTCGGTCTCTACTCGCTCCAAAAATGGCTTCCAGTAATTTTCAACCACCCGATCCCACGAGTACCGCTGCGCTTGCAATTTGCCCCCGCGTGCCTGGGCTGACTGTTCCGATTCGCCCCAACTGTACACCTGTTCGAGTGCCTCGTGAATGTTGTCAATGCTTGGGACGGCTACCCAACTATCCAATGGTGTCCAGGCCCGTTGCACTGGTTCGGTTGCGATCCCGTTCCATGTCAATTCCGTCATGCTTGTGAAGGCTGTGGTGATGACTGGACATCCCGCCGCCTGTGCTTCAAGGATTGGAATCCCAAACCCCTCGCTCATAGACGCTGCTAGCAACGCATCACTGGCCCGGTAGACCAGCGCCATATACCCCTCATCAAGCATGCCAGTTGCACGCAAGTACTGGTCAGGAAAGCGAACGCTTGCGGGATTGATCCCACATGCGGGGATCAGCTTGCGAAAGTCAACGCCCTGGCTGTCCTGTTCGTTCGTATGCAAGTACAATAACGCCTCGGGGTGATCCTCAGCGAATCGAGCGAATGCTTGCAGGTTTTCCGGGAACGCTTTCCGGCTTGGCATCGATTTGTTCGCCGCTACCATCGAAACGATATAACCATCCTCGGGAAGCTTCAACTTTGCCCGCGCCTCTGTCTTTGGTGTGTCCGCCTGTAGGAATACATCCGAAACCCCATGCGGGATGTACGGACAATCGAGCCCCGTCGCTTTTGCCGATTCCTGACCAAAACGCGCATAGTTGACCGGGTAATCAGCCGTTTGCGCGCGTTCCAAGACTAGCGACGGAATGGGATCATGATCAACCGGGAACCAGCAACACCATGCCGCGCCCGCTTCCCGGATCATATCGCCGTAGTTTGGCGGTAATACCCAAATGTCTTGCAGGCTGATCACGAGATCGGCCTTAAAGTGCTTGATGTGCCCCTGAACGATATCCACGCCCCACGGATCACGAAAGGCCGGGTAGACCCTGAAATCAGGCGTCTCGATAACGGCCCCGGACAGCCCATACCAAGCAAATTGAGCTACCTCGTATCCCAACGCCTTGAGCTTCGGCAGCAGGTGCTTTGCTTGCACACCGTACCCTGTCGGTGCCCAGGCCGCGTTACTTGACCATAAGATTCTCATAGTATCACCCTCCCCTGAAAAGGGGCACAGAACGGGAGGGAGGGGATTGCCCGCCCTGCGCCCCGCTCTGTGCCTGTATTCCGGCTATGTGCCCGGCACGTATTCAACCTCGACGATCATTGCTACAAATGTGCCCGTGCCCTCCTCGTCATAGACCAGCTGCAGCGTTTCTCCTGCCGCCAGGTCGCCAGCGCTGATCGTGAATGCTTTGGGGGTAAGCGCAGTCCAGCCGCCCGTGCCCCCGATCGCTGCAGCGACCGCCGTGGTCCCGCTGTAGGCCGTGCCACCGTTGCGCAATGAGACATTGAAATAGTTGGCCGTATTGGCCGCCACAGCGTTATGGCAGGTCGCCCGCGCGCTTTTGATCTCCATGCCGCCCACCCAACCGGTCGGACAGGTCAGCAAGTGCAACACGTCATCCGCTGTCGGGTCGTAATCCAGGTGAAACACCGCCTTGAATGGTGCAATGTCGTTCAAAGCCATGGTAATTCCTCCATGTAAAGCTACTATAAGCCAACCGCTAGGCTAGGCCCCAGTCGGCTCGGTGATATCGGACGTGATATAGCGCCCCCTGTCAGACCACAGTGTACCGTGTGCATATCCAGCGGTCATGTTGAGCTCAGTCGATCGCCGGGACGCATCGCGCTCGGTCTCCAGACGCATAGCTCGGCGCGTGTCGAGAGCCAAAGCGTCACGTCGGAAAACGCCGCCGACCGCATCCGATCCAGAGACAGTCACGTTGCTGGACGTGAACCACTGCATGCCGATCATGTTGCTCACGGCATAATCTTTCAGCGCCTGATTGGCTACCTCACCCAGAAATGAGTATGTGGACGTCGGACGGCCCAGCTCTACCCAAATGTCATGCCACTGGTAAGGATGCAGGACGCAAAAAATCGGCGCGAAGCTTTTGGCCGCGTTCATAATCACCGCGTTGGCCGCTGCGAGATATGAGAAGTTGATCGCCGTCCCCGTCCCTGGCCCTTTCTCAGCATCGAAGCTAGAGAAATCACTGGTCAGATCGGTATCGATCTTAGTTGCGATTGCCCCGCCGAGCTCCTGAGTCGCCGCTCTTGCAGCGCCATCGGGATCGGTTTCGACCATCTGATCTGTGAGCAGAGACTGCGAAATGATCGCGCCAGGAGTAAGTGTCGCCTGGGTTGATTTGCTCATGGTTGTCGGGTTGTTATAGTCTTGAGCATCATTGACACTGGCTGCTGATGCTTGCGCCCACTTGGGTACTGTCCGGGCCATCCACCCTGACGCCCCAAACGGAGTTACGAGGTTTGCCAGCAAATTCACCTCCCTGGCCACAAACACGGCATCCTCGTATATGGTGCTGATATAGCTGCTTACACTCGTAAGCTGTGTGATTGCCATGATACCTACTTTCACCCTCCCACGATAATGTTAGGCTGATCACCAACAGCCCCGCCACCCGGGCCGTCTATGTCAAAAATCTTATGCCCGCCGCCGCTAAACAGCCGATTGAGCCGCTGCTCTCGCGTTTCAGCGCGCCGCCCGTTCGCCGGATTCGTCGGTGAGATTCGCCCCGCCGTGGTCTCCTGGACCAGGAAGGGCTTTGCTTTCACGATCTCCTGGATCGCTTCGACCAGATCGGATACCGCGCCGTCTTCTGATACCTCCAGGGCATCAAAATCGAGCAGGCCGACAACGATATCGAGTGCATCAGCACGAATGTTCAGCTTTTGAGCTTCGACCAAGGCCCGGTTTGTGATCACTTGCCGTTTGGCTTGCGCCTGGGCTTCCGCCGCCTGCGCCTTTGCTTTGTCCAGATCCGCGCGCGCCTTCTCAAGCTCGGTCATTTCGTCGCGCTTGCGCTGTTCGTCCGCTGTCTGGACTTCGCGCAACTGAACACGGTACTTTGCCGCCTCACGCCGGACCTTGGCAAGCTCAGCTTGCAATGCTTCGGCATCAAGCGTGCTGTTGTCGCTGTCCGGTGTGGTCTGCTGTTCGGGCTCCTGGCCCGTTATGGTTGTTTGTTCGGGCTCCTGGCCCGTTGTGCCGACCGCCTGGGTCGCTGTGTTATCCACTGTTCCCTCCTGGGGATTCTTGCGCTTGCAACTGTAACTTAACCGCTGCTAAGAGTGTGCCTTTGTCTTGTACACTCCAAGCACTAGCCCCCGCCGTATAAAGCAGGCTGATTACCTGCTCGATCACCTTGTCTCGCTCGCTCTTTTTTACTGCCACATCTCACCTAGTTTTGTCTGTCGTATTTCGTCGGCTAACTCCATTTTGCCATATGCGTCCAAAGTTGGAACGCTCAGCGGATCATTGGCTACCCGTTGCGCCGTCGCCGCAAGGTCAAAATCCACTTCCTCTATCGTTTCCGCCCTTGCGTCCTTGGGAACCTTGTCAATCGTCGATACTTTCCCCGATTTAGTTAACGCGATCTTCTTTTGGCCCAATTCCTCAAGCAGACGCAACCGTTGATAATAGTTCGCCTGGCTGATATCCTGGGCTGTGTACCCTACCAAGCGCAGGAATTCGCCGATCGCGCCTGATAGTTCACCTTTGGCTTTGTCCCAAAGCTGTCCTTCCATCCGCTGTGCTGCGCGGACACTGAACGCACCCTGGCGGACCAAAATTTGCTCTTTGCCGACGATCATATACCCCGACTCTTTCGCGCCGCGCTCTTCGGACACAAACTGCTTGATCCCCGACTTGGTGTATTTCTGGTAGAGCTCATATCCCTCTTGCTGTAAGCTATCGGCCAGTTTTCGCCAATCACTATCCGTCGCACCCTCTGGGGCGATCTGGTATTTCTCCCATAATGCCTCATTGATCGCAGTTTCTTTTTCAATCGCTTGCTGCAGACCGTCCAGGTAGGTTTTCATGCCCCCGCCGTGGGGTCCCCACCGGTTATCATTTCTTCGACCATTGGGACAAGCTCTGCAATCTCGGCCGCTAATTCTTGCTCCTGGGTACTGATTGGCCTGGGAAATAGTTCGCGCCCTTGCCGCTCTTCGCGCATTATGAACGCGTCAAAGTCATCCTCTGGCGTTGTAGGCCCTGGTTCTTTCGGCCCCTGACCGCCCCCGGGCTTGTCGTAAAAGTCGCTTGCATCGTCCCCGAGGATACTTTTCAACGATCTTGCGATCTTCATTGGGCCGTACACCGCATCTTGCCGCGTGCCGACGATCCCGGTCTTGGAGTCGCTATCCATGGTCAGCTTGCCCGCCTTGTAGGCGTTGAATCGAGCCCCGCCCAAGATTGATCGTTGCTCTCCCTCGGATAGGCCCTCAAACCATTGCACCCCTGGTTCGATCCGCGCCGCTGGTGGTACATCGCCCTCGATTGGCTCATCAAGCCCAAAAATTTCTTGGTACGTCGGCGTGATCGGGAGTGGGTCACATCGCCCATTATGATGATCGTTCAAGATTTCATCCGGGCTATGCTGCGATCCATGCAGTGCTATACAAGCTGCGCATGTTCTTGCCCCAAGATGGGCATGCCACGTCCAGCCCCGATACAACTTGGGGTTTTGCGCCCACGATTCGTGCTTGCTGGCCCTATAGCCCCAAAGCTGAGCAGTCCTGACAGTTTTCAACGTCCAGGTCAGTCCCGCGCCGAGGTCTTTACTGATCTCCCTAGCCGTCGTTCTCGGGTTTTTGCCAAGTGCAACATTCGTGAGAATTCGATCCGCCGCCTGTTTGGCAACCGCCGCCCCGAGCGTTGATTCCATCGCGTCGCGCAAAGGTGATCCTGGTTCGGTCATGCCGAGCAGGGTCTCTACAGCCTCACTCGGGACCCCTCGCCAGACCGCCTTTATTCGCCCTGGTTGAATCGCTGGGATCGAAAGCTGAATCTCTTTGAGAGCGTCCCCCTGGGCTTGTGCAATCGCTTCCCGCGCGCCCTGCGACATCTCTTCACCGGCTATAGTCGAAAAGCGCCTGATCTCATTTTCAGTCTGTTGTAAAAGAGCTTTGTACGCATCCAGATCCCTCGTTTGCGCCTGTGTGATTGGTTCTTCTGTGTCCACTTGCGCTTGCAATCGAGACTCGAATGCATCTATATATACCTGCAATCGCTGATAAGCTGCCCCGTACACATTGACCAGCCGAACCGCGCGCTGTTTCTCGCCTTTGAGCAGTTTCTCACGCGCTGCGTTCGCGTACACTATGACCGGATGCTCGGTGCCTGGCATGGTCGCCTTACGCTAACTCGTACGTGCGAATGTGAAAGCACCGTCCTATCCACATCCGCCAGATTGTGAGTTTTTGCACACCGCTTTCCGTGTATTGGCTGACATAGATCAGCGGTAAAAGTTGTTTGAGATACCAGATTGCCTTTTTCAATGTGTCCTAACTCCCGGTATCGCCGTATTAGGCTGATACTCAATCCCTTGGTGCTGGCAAATGTCCGTCCACCAGGCCACAAAGTTACCCGGATGGATGATCCGCTTTTCGTTCTGTAGATCGTTCGGATTTAACACCTGGTCAGGTGTTGGCGTACAGGTCCGCCAGAAATCGACGATCGTATCGAGTGCCCAGATGTATCCCTCGACCTTTGGGTATACGACCTTCACAAACTCACTGAATGTGATAATTTTCGGTTGCTCAAAGACTGGGATCACGCTTGCCCTCCCTCGAAAGCCCGTAAGAGCATGCTTCCCACACTTTCTTCACTGGCCTTTTCATTCTCCAGTCGCTCTTGCTCCGTTGCCCAATCACGTCCCCGGATGCTGGCCGCTGTTTCTTTGGAGAGAATCCCCAGCGCCATTTCCTGGGTGATCTCTTGGATTTCCTCCACGCCGTTGAAGGGGAGCGGATCGCCCCAATGGATATCAGGCTTTACATCAGCGCCCGAATCGAGCGCTACCATTCGCCGAGATATCTCTACCAGTGCCGCGCCGTATAGCTCGCGTTTGGTCCTCAGTTTATCAAGCGCATCCTTAAATAGAGTTCGTAGGCCAAAGTTGGTAATCTGGCCAATGCGATCGCGCAGTGTAGACATGTCCACGGCCCTATGCTCACTGTAGAACGCGCCTTTGATCTCATTCAGCAGGGCCAGGCTGGACGACAAATCGCTCTGCATTTCCAGGTTCTCAACTCGCGCGTCCTTATCCAGGATAGCCCACATATTGTCAACCGATGTATCTTGGATCTGATCTGCTTGTATCCCAAAGACAAGTGTCCGCGGGTGTGCGTGATATTTCAGAATCCTGTTCATGTTGCTAGCTACGAAATTCGCTTGATCATTCAGACCAGGGTTGACCAGGTCAGATCGGCCATAATACCCGCCCGGATTCGGGAGGTTTTGCCAGTCAAGGATTGGGGGAAAGTCCCAGCCCCACACCACTTCACTGACCACTTCCCATGTGGTAGCAAAACCCGTTCGGCGTAGTTCCCGGATCAACCATTCACCATCCCCTAGGCGAGGGCTCAGGCCCGTATCATCGCCGAGCGCCCACCGTGCCACAAGATCCTGACGGTATTCAGTGTCTCCCGCCGTCCAGGCAATTTTGTAGCAGGCCACCTGCTCTTTGTCGTCAGGGTGCCAGAAGACGGTGATCAGCTCAGGTGTCAGATTGACCAGTTTCAGATCTTGCTCCTCTTTGTAGACCATTTTCAAAAAGCAATGGCCGGCCAATGCCCCATACAGCGCCACGTTGTGAAGCAAGATCGCTTCTCTGTTCGCCGTCCAAAGTTCAGAAAGTCGATCCTCTTGCATCGTCTGTTCGCCTTGCTGCAATTCGAGCTCGGGCAGGTCACCGAACAGAAGAGAAACCCCCTGGTCAATCGCTTTCCGTACAAGCATCAAAATAATGTTGTCGTCAGGTCGACCCGCCCGAACTTTCAAGGGTTTTTTCATCGCCCCGTTGTAATAGGTCCAAGCAGCAGCGATCGCCGTCTTACGCATTCGCTCTTCGCCGCGTGCCAACGTATCAAGCTCGCGTGGTTTCTCATATGGGTACATGTCCAAACTAGGCATAAAACGGATTCTCTCTCGTCTGTATAGGCCGCGCGCTGGCTATGGCTTGTGCCGCAAGCGCCAAGGCAATCACCGTATCATCATGCATGCCCCCGGGTGCGTTGTATCTCATCAAGCCCCCAGGCAGTCGTTCCATTTCGTATGCTTGCAGTTCTGCGATCTGTACGGGATCACTCAAAATCTCAAGATCTCGCCTCTCTATCAGCAGGGCCAGATTCTCAATTGCCATCGCCTTGCTGGCATTGGTCGTTGTGAACGCACGCACGGGCAATCCATCGCGCTGCAACTGTTCAATTAAGGGCTCACCCATTGCATTTTTTTCAGCAATGATCGTGATCGGTTTGAATCTCTCATACAGCGCCTGCAGTCGTTTCATTTGCAACACATAATCGATCTGATTGAACCGATCAACGTATGCTTGTGCCCTCGTAGTCGTGTCGAGTACACTGATCACCGTGAAGTCGTTATGCTTGCCCCAATCAATCCCGAACACATACCCGTGATCGTCTTGCGCCGCCCGTTGCTCTTTGGCCGTAGCCACTGCCATAACCCCCCGGAATACCCCGCCCGCGTCATCTATAAACTCGGCCAGATATTCTTGTGCAAATATCCGCGCCGGGAGTCCCATTTGCGCCGCTTCGATCTCTTCTTTGTCAATGAATGGATTTGCACTTGTCGGGAATTGCCAACTTGACCATTCGCCCCGCTGGTCGTCCTGGCCTCGAGTCCACAAACGCCAAAACCAGTTATGCCCCTTTGGCGTGCTGATGAATAACGCATGCCCCTTGCGGTCTGATAGCGCCGGCCTCAGTGCCTCTGTCCAGGCCGCTTCTTTCATGAACGCGCATTCGTCTGCCACTACAAAGTCAAGGCCCTCGCCACGTAGGCTCTGTGGATCGTCCGCGCTGCGAACTTGTGCCCATCCGCCGTTTGGCATGGTGACAATACGCTCAACCTTTCGAACCTGCGCCCCCGGAACCTGTGTTGCTAATGTACGGATTCCCCGCCAACCAACCGCCGCCATTTTGTACGATGGTGCGACCCACCAAGCC